GTCACTCGATGATTCATCGGGCATAAATGGTATTGGACCACGTTCTTTTCGATTTTCTGCAGCCATAAAGTTTTGACGGAATTTTCTAAGCTCGTCTAATTCAGGCTTTAACTTCTCGAGTCTTTGCCTATCTTCATCGCTAAAGTTTTCTCTATCAGTTAAAGCCTTTTTAGCTAGTGCATTTATTTCACTTTGTACTGTATCTTCCCGTGCTGCTTGTTCTGGATTTGCTGTTCTGTATGCAGACATTTCTTCAGTAGTAGTAATAAGAGGGTCGAATATTTTATCTAAATAGCTTTTAGATTGTTCAATTATACTTGTTATGCTTGCTGATATTCTTTCTCCTAAGAGATCTACTTCTCTTTTAAATTCTGGATCTGTTTCATATTTTTTAAGAAGCCTAGCTGTTTCTAATCCAGCAGATCCTAAGAAAGCAACAATAGCTCCTGCAGGTCCACCTACAAGGAAACCACCAGCAGTTGCAGCACCGATATTTAATCCACTTCTTACTGTTTCACCAGCAAGTTCATTCATGTCTTTATCATCATATGCTGCTGCTACTTGTTTTCCTACTTCTTCGCTGTATCGATTTACTGCTCCTATAAATGCACCGGCAATCATACCCGCTGGACCGAAAAGAGAACCTAATCCAGCACCGGTCATAGCATAACCAGATACATCTCCAGCTAATTTAGATCCCGTATATGTTTCAACTTGATTTGCTACCTCATCAGCAAGAGTAATAAGAAGACCACCTATAAGTCCTCTTTTCAAAAGGCCACCGATACCCGGTCTCTTTGATTTTACGTTTGCATTTCCAGTAAATAAATTTTTAAGGACATTTAAGCCGAGCAAACCTCCTATTCCAGCCAAAGCAGATTTACCCATATCACCTATTTCTTTAATGCCTAAGAAATCAAGTAAATTGCCAAATAGGCCAGTTTCTTTTTGTACAGCAACAGGAGCATCTGCTTTAACTGCAGTCACTACATTATCTCGTTCTTCTCGTTGTTTTTCTAAGTCATCAAGTTTTGGTTTCGCGAAACCAACGAGTTTACGAATTCCAACCGAAGTTTCTTCTTGCAATTCTACAAGTTTATCTTGTCTAGAATCACTCTCTTCGAGTTTATCTCTTAAGTCAGATAATGTTGTTGGTCTACCTATTACTGCCATTTGTTTCTAGCCTCAGCTTTTTCTTTTATATCTTCAAGTAACATAAAGATGTAAATTTCTCTCTCCCACGGCATCATATGATCTATATCACTTAGAGAATAACTATAATTTTGCATCAATTGAAAATTAGTTTTATAATAATTCTCTAGGCTATCATGCGAGAGATTTAGGAAAAAAAATCGTCTAAGCCCTCCAAGACTTTTTTAGTTGTTTCTCCACATGAGCTACATGTGTAATCTAATTCATACTTTAGTTTAGGAATGTTTTCAAGGAAAGAATTGATTTCTTTGAATTGCTCATTATTTAGTGAATTGATAAATGCTTCTACCTCATGCTTTGGTTCATCACTTATCATAATGTTTTCTTCTTCAGTCATCACCGCTTCCATTGAGATCATCAGCGTTTCATACATAATTTCAGCAGCGGTACTTTCATCAGATATAATCACAGGATTATTAATAATTTCAAAATAAGAAGGATACCTCATTTGTATTGATATATCTTTTGATATACTTACAACATTATTTGTATTTGGTTCATAATTAAAAGATGCTTTTTCTAAGTCAACTTCAACCTCTGTAGGATCTGAGCAGCTACCACAAATAGCATTTATCTTTGTTTTTTCACCGACAGACTTAGATCTAATTTGTGTAAACATGTAGTCTACATCAAAGGTAGATAGTTTCTTGACATCAATCGAATCATCTACACAAGATTCGATAGTATTGAGCATTGCTGTCAGAATCTGTTGTTTATCTTGTGATTCATATGCAATAAGTAGAATTTTTTGTTCTTTGACTAAGAATGGCCTGAATCTTATTTTCTGGTCAGTCGAAGGGATGTTCAATTCATACTGTGGAATATCATTCAATTTAGGCAGTGCCATTATAAACTCCTTATATTACGAAAATATACTATTTAAGCCGCCAAACGCTTGTACAATACCAAGAGGACCGCCAGTCCGAGTGGTCCAATTTGTATATGATAATTCAACGGAAACCTGTACTAGGCCGTCAAGTTCATTGTTTAGTTCAACTGCATTGATTGTTGTAGGAAAGGCATCGATTAGTTCTACAGAATAAATTGTAGATCCACCGATTCCTAAGTTAAGATCTATAGGACCAATATCTACTCCTAGATTAAATATTGGTTTTCTTAATTGGTGAATTTTTACTGGTCTGACGTATTCGGCTTTATATGCTGGCTTATGTGTTGCTTCATCAATAATTCTGCTTTTCCATGAGTCAAAATATTTTCTAATACCATAGTCATTCAACGCATAAAATGTAAGTGATACATCTTGTACAGCATATCCGTATGCTATTTTTTGAAACTCCATTCCAATACGTCTATCAGAAGTTAAAATCTGCTTACCAGGTAAAACGGCTTGAGAACAAAGAAGATTAAGATCTCCGCCTCCAAGAGTTCCTCCGGTTAATACGCTTGTTAGCTGACTTAGAAATCCTCCACCAGAGAATTCAGTGGGAAGATTAACTAAGAATTGGTTAGTGCGCGCAAACCCTAATTTGCTTGTAGCTAAAGATTTAAGCTGATCAATACTAGACATATTTTCCTATCTTCTTTCTTGAGTCTTGATAAACCTTTGATGCGCTTGCTCCTTGGAAATCTGCCATCGGTAAGAATGTGGCGATCTCCCATTCAGGTGCTTCAACTCGAGCAAATCTAGATTTGACTTGACTCATTAAGTAATGCTTATAGCAAGCTTTATAAAATCTAGTTTTTGATGTTTTCTGTAACATGCTGTAAGTAAGAGCAAATCGAGTGGATTCATCGTATTTTTTATTGTTTGTAATTTCAAGTAAACCATCTAAAAATTTTGCTCTTAATGGCAAAGGCAAATAATGAAGATTTAATCCTGAGAAACCACCAGGCGCAGGACCTACAATAATTGTAAGAGGAAACTTATCAAAATAAGGAAGCTTGTCTTTATGCTTAGCATCATAAAAAAACATATTCATAGAACCAATCAATTGACGATTTGCAAGTCTTAATTGAGGTTCTTTCATTAACTCCAGTCTATTAGGAATTCTTAAGTTTCTTACTTTATTCATAAACCACTGTCGTGACTCTGCACTGCGCGGAGTAATGCCTGCTCTAAATGCTTCATATTCTAGCTTTTGAAATAAATCGCTCATGCCATTATTTATATGATTTTTTAGACTTTTTGCGATATGGTTTAAGAGGTTTCATCGGTTTTAATTTACCAGTCTCTTTTGCCATTATTCCCATAGATTGTAATGTTTTCTCTGTCCAGATCTGAAACTCCCAACCTCTATCCTTTGCATAATTATTTGCTGCTTCCCACTTATTCATATTCTTTACATATGTCATTGCTTCACCAATATATTTTTTAGTCTTGCGACCTCCAGTTGGAGGTGTGGTTTCTTTTTCTGGTTTTATTTCTACAAGCAATGTCTTATCTTCAAATATTATCTTTACATCTACAAAATAACGATGATATTTTTTATCGACGTCATAATAGTATGGAACAACTACCTCTTCTGAGCTCCAGTATTTTACACTTGGATTTTTATCACACCACATAAAAACATATTTTTCCCACATAGAGCGATAAACGACCTTGTCCGGATCGCCTTTATACTTTTTTATCTTTGGTTTATACTTACCGGAATACGCCATAAAACTATATAAATAATGAATAATGCTTTACATTTATTTATAGGAAATCTCTAGCATGGCATTTACTTCTCGTAGACCACCACAACTCACGACTATACAGGCTAGAAAACAGGCATCTGTAAATGGCCCACCACCAGGCCATCCGGAGTACAATGCAGAGCTTAGCCCTACGAGAATACAAGATCAAAATAGACCTGCACCTCGAGCAGTGATTGCATATCCTTCTCGCGGAGAAGCTGAGTATGATGCATTTATGACATTTACAGCAAAGCGTCCAATACACAAGTATGAAGTAAGTACTGGAGGTGTTGCTAATGCATTTGATATTCCAATATTAAAAAAATTAATGTCAACATATGGAATTGGTGGTCAATCTACTTCTATATCAAATCAGCCGGAAGAAAATTCAGAACCAGCTAATACTCCAAGAGACGGCGGCAATCCAGGCGGTACAACGACGACAAGCCGCGGATCTAATCAGGAATTAAGTAATGCAATAAGCGACAAAGCTTTGCAAGATGCTGCTGATCTAGAAAAAAACCAAGGGAATAACGAAAACAAATTTAAGTCAGATCCTACTGTT